AATACCAGAAAGAGTTGTTCCGTCTAACTTGTCCAGGTTCCAATCAGATTGATTGACAACTGTATCACTGGCAATTCCTGTGTTATATGATCGTCTTACAACAGAAACAGTTCCGTCTCCCTCCTGCTGAACGAATACTCCGTTTCTATCGTCAAAATATCCAATCTTCTTCGTGGTATTTTCTCTTACATCAGTGAAGTTAAAACTAGTCAAAACAAACTGAGACTTACCAGGCATGTAGTGATGATACATTCTAGACTGGTGAATCACCTTATCTGTCTCACCAGTTCCAACAATCAAGGCAATAGATGCTGTATTTGGGTTTACCTCAGTTGTAGATGCTGTACCAACAGTCTTTGTAAGAAGTTCTACTTCTTCACCATAAATGTGAGAATAGTCAGCAAGAGTGAAAGTATCAGATACTCTCATTCTACCAAAAGCATCCGACCCACCACTGGTAGGTCCGGAAGTTATTCCACAGTTTCCAATGTTACCGTATCTATCGGCACACATGAAAACTTCAAAAAGAGTCCTCTCTTGATTGAGATAATCTTGTATATTTTTATTCCACTGAGCCATTATTCACCCCAAGTTAATCTTTCTGGTTGATACCTCTTTACTCCTGTGATTCTCATAGTATTGTTGTTACTAACATTAGCGGGATAAATGTTATGAACAACTGCACCTGGATATTCACTTTGGATCTCTTCACCAAGAGATTCTCTTGTTGGTGCTGATATGGAAGTTAAATCCATTCTGTAAAGATTTCCCCTCCACATTACATCTGCGGTGTAACTTTCACCAACTTCTTGTTTTTGTGGTTGAGAACCACCAATATAAAGATTTCCGTTGAAATCTCCTGATACGTTAATACTTTCCATTAGCATCTCCAGCGTTTGCGTGCTTTACAGATTTTCTTCTCTGGGGTCTTGGAGCAGTCGATGTTGTGCATCTTTCTCTGACCATCAGAGCGATCACAGAAAGACTTACGTCTCTTTTTTCTCTTTCCTTTTGGGTTCTTTTCAGTTACAGCAGTCTGTAACTTTGATTCTGGATTTTCACGGCGATATGCCTTAACTGCTTCAGGACTCATACCATCAGTGTTATCTTTACGATTTTCTTTTTGCCAGTCTTCATTTACCTTTTTGAGTGGTTCTGCCTCAATAATGTTAATAGTTTCAAATTCAAGTGCTTGAAAATCATCTCTCCAATTAGAGAACTCATAACTCTCTTTTTTAGTCTTATTACCCCAATTCTTAGCACCAACCTCACGACACTTGACTAATGCACCAGATGCATATGCACTTGGCCAGACAGAATAACGTGACTTGACCTTATAGTAACAGGCATCTTTTTTACCTTCTTCAACCAAATCACCTTCTAGTTCAAATGACTGATTTTCAATACGTCTTCTGCTTGCATTCAAACCAGCAACTGGATTACCCTGACTTGCTTTAATACGATGTTGTCCCTTTTTTTGAGAATCAACAAATTTGTTTAAAGCACCACCAATTGCTCTACCTGCAAGAGCAACTCCACCAACAGCGAGAGGAACAGCAACAAGTGCTGGAATTTCATGGAGATCTTCTAACTCTTGTCTCCAATTTGAATATGAATCTTTTAACTTCTTCTTTTTTTCGGTTGCCACGTTGATTGGCGCTCCTTTACGATTTGGATTTTTATCTTTTCTGTTTTTACTTCTGAATGCATATTCCTCTTCTTTATCGGAGAGGTCTGCCTTCATTTTTGAAGAACCACATTTGGGTTTGGTTTTTTGTCCAGGTTGCTTGGCACAGGGTTTTCCTGCATATTTACCACCCAATTGAACCCAACCAGGGGTGCCATCAGAAGCGCGACTCTTAGCAAACCAGTCACGCAAAGAATAATCACCACTCTTTCTCGCTTCATCCATATACCCCGCTGCTGCATCAGTATTATGTTCAGTATCGGTAATTTTTGCCTGAACCCAAGCAGGAATATTTCTTTCCTTTTTACCAAGTTTTTTTCTTAAAATAGCAATATTTTTCTCAGACTTTTTAAGTTGAGATTGTGCCATTGAAACTTCATGGTCTTTTTCATAACCTTTTGCTTCGTTCACTTTCTTTCTTCCCTGACAATGTGCTCGCTGAGAGAACCCTTTTGGATTACCACAATCGATTGACCTTTTGTACTTTGCACTCCAACCTTCCGATACTCCTCCGCCATCAGAGCTCCCAGAAGAGTCCCCATTCCCACTTCCATTGCCATTTGCACCATTGCCATTCTTTTTAGTCTCCTCTTCCTCTTTATGCTCACTATCTTTCATAATCCGACCAGTAGACGACATAAGATGCCATCCCTTAGGAATCTTCTTACACTTTTTGGAAGTGTAGCAATAGTAGTATCCTTTCTTACAGGACTTTGCCATTATTATTCGTCTTTTGACTTATTATTATTTAGAAAACCTTGTTTGAGTAACTTTGATAAGTCACTAGTAGACCCAACAAACAATGCGTTATTTGTCACATTATTTGTAGTTTGTTTAGTACTTTCATCTTCAAGATCTTTAAGTTTCTTTTGAAGATCTGCTAACTTATCAGTAGTATCGGCAACGCTTTTAATCAGCTGTCCAGCGACCTCATATGCCCTTGGACTTGCACTTTCGCCCGCAAGTTCCATAATGCCATTAATCGCTTCCTGACCCTTTTCTATAAGGGAATATAAGTTTGCACGAGTATATTCATAATCTTTTTTAATATCAGTTTTTTCAGTAGGGATGGGATGTTTTTTAATCTCTACTGGTTCTGCTTCAACAATGCTACTCTCAATATTGAGTGCCTTGTCAAGTGATTCATAATTATCAGTCATAAGTACTAAATGTCAGATTGGCGAGTGGGGCTATAAGATTTGGAATCTCCAAAGAATTCCCATCCTTCATCAAATCCAAAAGAATCTCCTGGTTGAAGAAGACCGTGATCGACGGAATTAATGACACCATCATTATTTTTATCTTCAAGTGCCTTAGGTGTAACTGTATATCTCATTTCTCTCTTAGCAGTCTGAGTATTAGTATCAGCATACATATCAATTTGAACCTTACGAATAAGACCATCGCTACTATCAGCAATGGGACCAAACAGATATGTCTTTGCAGTAAATTTGAACGTATGTATTAGTGCTCTTCTAGTATCAAAGTTTCCTTCATAATCATCTTGGAAACTTACTGCATCCAAAACAATAGGAATATCTCTCTTTTCTCCGATAGAATCCACTAAATCAATTGTTAGATTGAAATGTGGTTGAAAATATGGTAAAATTTGCTCCACAATCTGCAAAGAATCATCATTCAACTTTGATAACACATTAAGTTCAAATCCAATATTATATGGAACAGGCATAAAGACTTTCTTTACCTTACTACCATCATCACAAGTCTTAAATGTTTGTACCAAACTTGTTTTTCTAGTTGGATCGTATGCAATAGAAGTCATTTCAAATGACATTCTTGGTAAAGTAATCTGAATGGGTTTATTTAATTCGGATTGTTGGGTGATCCTCGCTAAGAATTTTTGACTTGGACCATATGCAAGAGGAACTTTGATATCACTAATATCATTTCCGGCATTATCTTCATGGCGGATGTGGATATCATTAAATAACGTTCCGAACGCTATGATCGTTTTTCTAATAATTTCGTGATAATAGTAAGTTCCTAGCATTAAAATGTACCAAAGGGATTAGATTCACTAAAGTCTACAATTGAATCACCAAGTGTTTCAAACTCATCATTCTCGGTGTATTTATCATATGTATCATCATCATTGTAAGATTGAAGTGGATATTGGGCACCAGATGTTTTTCCAGTGATTGTTTCTCCGGGGAAGAATCCAAGTTGAGTTGATCCAATACTAACATATGCAATTTTAAGAAGTTTGGTATCTTCATCCCATTCTTTGACTCTTGCTTCAGTTTTAGATCTGGAACCTATAATAATTTCATTGAATAGATAAGTTCCAAGACCAGCAAGAGATTCTGGATCTGCGATAGTAACAGCTGGTGAGGAACTATATCCACCACCAGGATCAGAAACGTAAATATCTTTAACAACACTCTCACCAGATGCATTGAGTCCAATAGAAGCAATACCAACAGCAGTACTTGAAATTCCACTTACTGGTGGAGATGCTACCGTTACTGTTGGTGCAGTTCCATATCCAACTCCACCGTCAGATACTGTATATCTAATTACGCCTTGACCTTGTGTTATAATTGAACAAGTTGCAGCAGCTCCTGTTCCGCCTCCACCAGATATTGTAATTGTTGGTGCGACAGTATATCCTGCACCAGCGTTTGTCAATAAGATCTTTTCAAGGGAAGTTACATTTCCTCTTGTAGTAATAAATCCGACAGCTGTTGCTGTATCACCAATTTGTCCTGTTGGTGATGCGGAAAATGTAATTGTTGGTGCTGATTCATACCCATAACCATCATTATTTAAGAATATTTTTTTAACATATCCACTGCTGACACTTCCCTGAATAAGAGATAATGCGGTCGCAGTTTTCCCAATACCAATAAGTTTGAGAGTTGAAATATATCCTTCATCACTAATGACAGTATCAATTTCTTCAATTGATGTATCAAGTATTTCATCTTCAAGTTCAAAGAGTTCACACTTTAATTCATAAACATAATTTTTTCCCAATTGAAAGAATGGATTTTCATGTTCTACATACTTTACTTCAAATAATCTCTGACCAAGAGGAAAATAAACCAAGTCACCTTCTCTTGGTCTAGTTGGTGTTGGCATTTCACTAGTCGCAGTTCCATCATCAATACCTGCCATAAATGGTGCAATGAAATCTTCAAATCTTTCCTTAGAAATTGTAAGGACTAATTCATCCCTTACACTTACACCAAATTTTGTTAAAATATCTCCCGCACCACTATATCCATCATAATTGTTTAGATATGCCTCAATAGAAAAATTGTCATCAAATCTTGATGACTGTACCTCTTCCAATATAGTTTTTGTATTGACGTATTTTCTTGGAATATATGTAACTTCCACACCATGAAAACGTAGGTGCTCATTAATAATATCCTGAACCAATCTCTGCTCAGACTGTGTTCCTTGTAGAAAAAAGGGATTAAGTGCCATTATCCAATAAAATCGAGAGGTGGTAATTCGTATTCCATTGACATACGAGATTTAATATCATTCAATTCTTGCTCTGCTTGTTGATATATTTCACCACCATTTAATTCAATTCCACCAGGAAGTTTAACTCCTCTAAACTTGCTGAGATTTTGTCCCCACTGTCTTTTTATTAGTGCTGTTAAATATTTCTTTAAAAAACTATCGTTATAAATCTGAGAGAATGACGCAGGATCTAATGCTCTGTAACATTCAAGAACTAAGAAATCACCAGCGTCTTGTGATCCCCAATCAATATCCAAATATAATCTATCTTGTCTTTTATTAAATCTAACTTGCTTATCTGTTGTTAATAAGAAATCAATATCTTCAAGATACGATTTCGTCATTGCATATTGTAAAAGTTCAACAGAATTGAAGTAATATAAGTCATTTAAGAATAATTGATATTTAATACTAAACATTCCACCAGAAATTGAACTAGTATCAAATCTAAAAATTCTTTCAATACCAATTACAGAATCTGGAACTTGAATAAAATTCGATGTTTCGTAAAAATTGGAAGAAAATGTTCCATATCCATCAATACTAGTTGATGTTGCAGTTGTTGTTACAATACCAACTCCAGTAGTTCCATTTACATTATTTGAACCCGAAGATTCTACACCTCTACCTCTATCAACATCTGCCTGAGTAATTTTGTACTTCAGATACATTTTCTCAACACCATCATAATGACGTTCGTTGAAATATTGAATGGCATCATCAACCAGATCATCAATCTGATCATCATCAACGTTGATTTCCAAAACAGGAGCACCAAGTTGGCGTAAGCAATAGTCAATTAGTCCTTGTCTGGTTGATGGTTTTGCCATATTACTCCGATTTTTCTAATTGATCTCTCAGTTCAGCATTTTCAGTGAGTAATGCTTCAATGTGTTCTTTATAATCTTTATCCAAAGTTGTTAACTTTGCTTCAAGCAGCACATTTTGATTAGTTAGTGCTGCTAATTTGGAATTATAAAGTTTAATCAAAACATTCACATCAACTTCACCTTGTTTTTCCATTTTTTAGAAATTACCTCCGTCTAATGTTGTAGTCCAATGTGGTTTATTAGTATATATTACCGATGGAGTGGCGTTTACCTGAGAATTCAAATTAGTAATAAAACCATTATCACCTTCTTTTCTCAAATTTGCGGTACTGTTAAAAGTACCCTCCACACCAACCAAATCAATCGATGTTCCACCAGTTACCGCACTTTCAACAATACCATATGCATTGGTAGTATCTTGTCTAACCAAATCACCAACAGATAATGTAACTGCATTATTTACAGATAAAGTAACTTTTGTCAATGCTGTTAAAATTTGCTTAGAAGTTTTAACCGAAGTTGAAACTGCATTAGTTGAACGTTGAAGTCCAGTGTCATCAAAGTAAACAACACCACCTAAATTATAGTCACCAGACTGATAGTAGATACCTTTAATATCAAGGAAACCTTTGGTTCCAGTTACTACACTATTAGAAATGGAAGCATCTGGAATATATGTCCATCTTCTACTATCATCGGCATGAGTTCCATGGTTATCTGCATCAGCAGCAGAGTTTGCAATAGAACTATCATCAAAACCAAAGAAACCAGTTACTTGATTAGAAACACCATCTCCAGTATTATAAGCAAATGACAGACCTCTATCTGTATTTGTGTCAGTTGCGTGTGTAATTGTTAATTGTGCAGTGGTATTAATACCAGCAATAGTAGCATCAGTCAAAGTAATAATTTTATTGACTGAATCAACACTGGTGACAGTGTTTGATGCACCAACGTTAAGACCAGCATTTCCACTTACAACATCGCCTGCTATAATTGAAACTACTGAGTCAAGTCTAACAGTGCTTACGCCAGAAACAACAGTTTCTGTAACTGTTCTTTCACTAGTTACTTCTCCAAGATGAAGAATTGGATCATTGACTGTTGCTGAAGTTGAATTAACAGTCGTTGTAGTGCCGTCTACTTGGAGATCACCTTTAATTACAACAGTACCTTCATTACTCAATCCATCTGGATAAGGATCAATATAAAGAGTATTTGTGCCATCATTCAATGTGGAAATAACATTGTCTTCAATTTTGATGGAGTCAAATATTGACTTTCCTTCAATATAAATGTTTCCACCAACGTAAATATTTTTTTCAATACCAACACCACCTTCAACAATTAAAGCACCAGTGTCTTTATCTGTTGCTTGTGTGGTTACATTGATACGAAAATCCGCACCAGTATATGTAAGTTGATCTACGCCATTCTCATCATATTCAAATTTTGCATCTTTGTCATCGCCAAATGATAAGAAAGTATCATCCGGAATGTGAACTTCACCTGTTCCATTTGGATCTAATTTAATGTCACCATCTGTATCTGTTGATGAAATTACATTTCCATCAATTCTAAGATTATCTACGTTCCATTGATCAACTTTAAGTGAAGATGCCCCACCCAAACCAGAATTAGTTGCTGGTGCCATAACAGCAACAACACCATTATCCTGGTTTCTGGTATTTGATATACCATCAACAGCACCAGGTGAGTGCTCCATCATGGATGTATAGTAATAACCACCAACTGGGTTGGCGTTAGTACCATCATCACCCAGGAAAATTCTATCTTTGTATTGGTTAAGTCCACCGTAACTACCAATACCTGTTACATATCCAAATTCGCCCCACTGTAAACTTGATGGTTTACTAGTACCTGAGGATCTTTTGATCCTGATAATACTTGCCATTTAGAAGTTTCCCCCGTTGATGTCTAAATTCTGTGTTGCCCCTGGAGTCAACGTTAATGTAGCATCCCACTTTTTGGTGCTACTGTTATAAACAAGAACCATGCCGTTTGATAATGTGGCGGCATTTACATCGCTAAGTTCAGCTAAGGATAGTCCCTGAGCACCTGCAAGAGAAGATATTACTTTTACTGCTGGTTGTTGCCCTACTCTGACTTTTATCTCAGCCATTAAATATATTAAATCAGGATCTAGGAATTATTTATATTCCTTAAAGTCCCATGTTAGATACTACTTCTTGTTGTTTAAAATACAACTTTACGTAAGATTTTGCAATATTTTTTAGAGTCTCCACAGATTCACAGTTATCAATTTCATTAGCAATCTTCACATATTCAAATTCTTTGGAAAGTTTTTCAAGTTGTATTTTATTTGGATCCATTTGCGATTTCCCTCAAAAGTGATTTAATTTCTTCAATATCAGACTTTATTTTATCAAGTTCGTTCTTTTCATTTTGTTTCTGTTGCTTCATTTTCATATATTGGGCATAACCAGCAGAATCAGTATTAATG